ATCCAGAAGAGCACCAGGACGATCAAACTCAGAAGAGTCATAGTTCCAGTAACCTGCAACCTTCTTGATCTTCAGTTTGAAGTTAGCACCCTGCCAGAAATCGAAGGGATTGATAGGTTGCTCATCTTCAAACTCAGGTTGCATTGCTTCCATGATCTTGTCAAAGATCTTCTTACCAAACTTGTACAGGAAGACTTGACCTTCATTGGAAGGATTTGCAGTATCCTTGACAACATAGATGTTGGCATAGTAGGACAGTTTACGTTTTTGCTTACGAACAGTTTCCTTGTCTGCTTCGTTACCACTGTTCCAGAGTTCACGATTGTACTCGGAGACAGGATCCTTCTGACCGATAGTGGTGAGAGAGTTCTCAATGAACCAACCACCAGGACCTTGGAAAGCATGTGAATACATCTTTGCCCAAGGGAGTTCTTCACCATCAGGTGCAGGAAGGAAACGAATGACAGCATAACCATTGCCAGACTTATCAAGTTCTGGCTTCCACAGTCGGTCATCGGAGTTACTGTTGGTGTTGAGTTTCTCTACTTCTTTCACCAACTTGGCAGTAAGATTTCCAAGTGAAGACTGCTTCTTTAGATTTGAAAAGGACATTCGGATTACCTCGGTTTGTTTGTATTGTGGCTTGTGTGCTCTGCAATTATAGCAGGCATTCTATTTAGTGTCAATCGATTTCCTTGATCAATTGCTCCTTGAGATTGCCAACCAACTTGGTCATGTTAGCAAAGAGTGCGTTCATGTCAACGTCTTCTGGCAAACCCATCATCGATGCGGAGTCCTGAATTCTTAGTTTCATATTCAGTGCATCGGGATCATCAGACAATGCAAGTCTCATATAGAGAATCTTTTGCTTCTCCATAAGAGTCTCAAGATCATTGATATGTCTGAGTTTACCTTCTCTATCTAAACTTGGGAAGGTAAACACATTTGAATATACTTTTTCTTGTAACTTTGAGATTTCTTGCATCTCAGTTTGCACAAGTTCTGAGTCGAAGAAACTCATAACACTATCTCCTTGAGTATTTTTTTGTATTTAAAGACATCGATATTTAGAAAGGGAATATATTTTTTAATTCGTAGACTAGTTAATTCCCATACTGGATCCTTCAAAGACTTATCAAAGTGCTTCTTATATCCTAAGATCTTTTCCAATATTACTAGTGTTTCTATCGAAATATCACCACACAAATGCTTCTTTAAAATGGTTGGATGACCATTCTTTACAGAAAACAAGGCATCAAAGTCTTGATTTTCAACGAGACTTTGTACTTCCTCCTTGAAAATATACGACAGAGATTGATTCCTCTTCTGCCACTTAGTATAATTCATCTGACCAGAACGAATGATCTCACCAATCCATAAGGTCTGTGGATCATCACATGAAATAAAGTTAGAGACAAAAAAGTCCCTAACTTCATCATCATTCTTCTGTCTAGAAATTTTCTCAAACCAGTACCGATCTTTCCTTTTGTAGAAAGACTGAAGAGAGGCACGGGTTTTACCACAATACTTATGATAGTCATAAGAATCTTTTGTAAAATGATTCTTCAAACCAAGATAAGTTTTATAGCAATCAAATGGAGTCATCTTCAACATAATATTTTTGAAAAACCCTTCGCGTGAAAAAATTTTGGGGATTTTTTTTCGACCTAAAATGGATTTAAAGGTCGATTTTCAAATTGAGAGTTTAGCTCTACTACTTCTCTTCAAGAAGTTAAGTTCCATTGCTTCGTATTTAATTTTTTCTTTTAACGGTTTTGAAATTAGTTTAGGAATAGATTCAACATCTATCTTATTGAGTTCACAGAAATGCATTACACTATCAATGTAATTCATATCAGAATTCTTAGTATAGATTTCTTCAATATCCTGTGATACTTTTGCCTGTGAATAGAATTTATTTTCTAGTTCCTTTTCTAACTCTTCGTTTTCTTTCTTAGGCATAACATCGGAAAAGATCGATAACATATAATAAAAATCAGTTCATGTGTATATTATAACATTAGGTATACTAAAGGTCAAGCAAGTTTATCTTCGACAAACTTTTTGATGTACTTAGTTAATAGACGAATATATTTTTCTTTATTGTACTCTTCGTATACTTCTACTTCACCGTTCTCACAAGACATAATAATTACGAACTTCTTGACTGATAGACCAGTCAATTCATGAAGCATACACGCATACGCACAGCACTGCACGAAGTAGTTTTCGATCCACTCTCTGGGTTTGGGTTTCTTAGATGTTTTGAAGTCTATGATCGAAAGCTCACCGTCAAACTCTGCAATACAATCGACGGTTCCTGCAATACCTAGGTACTGACTATATAGGGACCTTTCAAGAGCGTAAATATTATTTATCCTCTTAAGGTCATCTTTCGCAAGTAAGTACAGAAACTCTGACAATGGTTGAACAGAACCAGATGGCATCTCTTGATTACGAAGAAAGTTTTCTACAAGGGTATGCATATCAGTACCACGACTTGTAGCCTTCTTAGTAATCTTATTTGCCTCATCCTCACCAACTCTCTTCCTCCACTTCGCAAAAGTCTCACGATTGAAGTGACTGGTAATTGATGTGACAGATACTAACTTGAGTGGACCTTCATGGGTTGGAACAGTATAGTAACGAACTCCATCAATAGTTTCTCTACTAAGTTCTGGTAGGTCTATGTCAATGTGATTAAACATTGTGGAAAGGGCATTTTGCTCTGGCATCTTTATCAAATAAAATTGTGTTCATAAACTTAGGATCTTTAACAAGAGTATCTCTTCTCTCTTCAAACGAATCTAGAAGTTCTTCTGATACTTCTTTCTTTATAAGAGTGAATTTATCATTCATATTCTCACTATAGAATCTTACTCTATAAAGAGGATCTCCCTTCTCAATGTAAATATCTTCTGACCCATCTTGGAACTTGAGTGCGAGAGATGTAGTTCTGGGATGACTTCCAATATTAAACCACCCACCAATAGCAATAAAGTTATTGTTGAGTGCTGTCTCTGGATGATCTAAAAATTCAAACCAAACATATTCATTATCAAAGTCTGTCCAGAAGTGTGCATTAGGGAACTTCAATTGAACAACTGGTTGATCATGATCCATATCACTGTCAACATAGTAAACCATGTCATCAGCAAACTCTTCTTCCCCAAAAGGAATTTCAACTACATCTTCGTCATCTACTTTGTACCAAAGCATATCATCGTCCACACCCATTCGGAATGTACATGGTGAATATCCAATGAATGTTCTATTGTGTCTGTGTTTCCAGACTGGACAATCACTGTAAGTATATTCTTTATGGATAGATGGATCTTCTACACTAATAGTATTTTCTTCAAAAAAGTCCTGAGGACAATAATATACTTTGAAACTCATAGAATACCTAGTTCATTCTTTGCAATGATGTACTCTCTACACAGACCAGATCTTACGATATCATCAGCATCAAACTCAACAATATCAACTGATGGCATTTGCTCTAGGATTTTCATAAAGTCAACGATACCATTCTTCTCGTTGGTCTTTACTAGATCACTTTGAGAACCATCTCCACAGAACATGATCTTACAGTTGTCTCCAACCCGTGTGATAATACTATCAAGTTCATGATAGTTCAAGTTCTGGAATTCGTCAATAAGCAGAATAGCATTATCGAATGTAGTGCCTCGGATGAATGATGTGCTCCAGAAACTAACTGTTCCTTGGGTCTTTAGATTACCATAGAGCATTTCAAACTCAGCATCAGAAGGCATCTGGAACATGTACTTGACCATGTTCTTATATGGGATCTGATAGAGATTAGACTTATCATCATGATCTCCAGGCAAGAAACCAATCTCACGGGTTGCTACAAGAGACCTAATCACGTACACCTTTTCATATGGTGTAAATTGATCTAGAACTTCTTTGATTGCATGATATAGGGTGATAAAAGTTTTACCTGTGCCAGCAGTTCCATAAGCAACAATGTGTTTGCCTTCTTCATATGCACTGAACAACTTCTTCTGATTTTCAGTGAGTGGTTCAATAGGTAAAAGGTGATCACTATTGATTGGTTTCTTACCCTTAAGTGCCTGACGTTGATACTCCGAATTAATACCAACGTTATCGTTGTTTCTTTTCCGTCTAGCCATATCAGATCTTTAGATTTTGTGCTCCAGGTTGTTTTGATGCTCGTTCAAGAACTTCATTCCATCCTGGTTTGGATTTTACAAGTTTGTCTTTCCACTCACCAACTGGTTCAAGTCCCAATCCAGGTGAATTTTCTGGAGTATAGAACCGTTCCCAATCTGGGTTATCTATTTTCCACTGATCCCATTCGTGAATACTCATCTTCACTTCTTTGGTCTCACCAGTCTCCTTATGTTTTACAGGATATGTTGCCATGATTATCACTGAGTGTAGTTTATTTAGATCTTAATCCAACGTTCGTTTGCGAGTGTCCATTCAACAACTTCTTTGACACGATCACGGATATCTTTAGGTTGCCATCCCATTGCTCGCATCTTCTCACCAGACAATGCATAACGTAGATCGTGTCCAGGACGTGCAGAATGGAAGTCAACCATCTCATACTTAAGTTCCTTGCCCTGAGCATCAGCAATCAATTGTGCAAGTTGTAGGTTGTTCAGTTCCTCAGCACCAACAATATTAAACTTAGGACACTTTGCACCACCCCAAGTGTAAGATTCTACATTCTTACCAAGTAGGAATAGAAGTGCATCAGCAACATCCTCAGCATGGATGTAATGTCGTGAACCAGGAATTTTTTTAGTTGGATCACTGTGAATGGTAATTGTTTCACCATCCCGCACACGTTTAATACACATTGGAATGTACTTCTCTGGATGCTGACGTTGCCCAAAGACATTCATCGTGTGAGTGATGTAGACAGGAACACCATAAGTATTATGGAATGCATCTGTTAGTTCTTCACCACCTGCCTTTGTTGCACTATATGGGTTAGTAGAATTGTAACGATCATTCTCCTCATACAAGATGCCGTCTGGTGCAGGACCAAAGACCTCATCAGTACCGAAGTAAATAAACCGTTCTAGATGATCTAGACCACGGGCATAGTCAAGGATGTTGCAGGTTGCTACAACGTTATCCATGACGAATTCCATGGGATATTCGATGCTGCGATCAACATGAGAACCAGCAGCAAGATGAAGGATGTAGTCAACCTTACCAATGTCTGCAGCAATCAGTGGGTTCACTGCTGCTTTTAGATCATGGAATACAACCCTTACCCGAGAACGATCCTCAGCAGAAAAATCTTTAAGAACGTCCTGAAGACGATTAAGATTTCCACTGAAGTCTAGACGATCTAGCGTAACTACTTCCCAGTCTGTGTTCTTCAGAATCTGTGAAATAAGATGGTGAGCAATGAAGCCCGCACCACCAGTAATTAACGCTCTTTTCATGTTATTTTCTCAAATACAGATCAATTATAACCCAATGCATTTATTTTTGCAACCTCATATTCAATCTGACTTTTCAAAAGTCCTTTGGGTGGTTGCTTAACTCCAAGATAAACGTTTTTAAATGGATGCTTCTCTGTAGATTTTGTTGCCTCATAGTAAAATAACTTTGCTGCTCCAAGAGACTGACAAGCATCACCTGCAATAGGATCAATGAAGAAGTTAATGTCAGGAAATTTTTCTTGGATGACTGAGTTTGCACAAATGTTCAATGCACAACCCCCAGAGAATACAATATTTTTAGTATCTGGTCTTAGTTCAAGAACTTGCTGAACTCTCATAACTAAAACTTTCTCCATACAATCTTGAATTTCCCATGCAAGATCTGCTTTCTTTTGGAAGTCATCATGGTGCCTAAGTTGAGGGAAATTTGTTGTGTTGAATAATCTATTACTATAGAACACATTCATATTTGCCATTCCATTATCAAGAATGAATGATGGTAAGTCATCATTATGATCACCATATGCAGCAAGACCCATTGTCTTTCCACACTCATCCCTGATCCATCCAAGATGGTATGTGACAGTTCCATACATCACACCAATATCATAACAAGAATTGACATCGATAAGATCATTATCTGTCAACATCTCAAAGAAATTATTTGGGAAATTGACTTCAATAAATCCTCTTGGTGATGGTGCAGGAACGATCAGATTTTTATAGAGCAATCCAAAATCATTTGGATACTTTGCATAGTATAGTGAAGTGCTCTCCAAGAACATGATGTCACTCCACTTCTGAGCATTCTCTTTATCTTCATCGGAGAGTTCAATCTCTGCCAATTCCATAAGAGCATCAATTCTGTAGTCAGCACCCCAACCATCAATCACGATCACAGCAGCTTCATCAAATCCTGATGCATAAAAACCAGAGGCAGCATGATAAAGATGATGCTCATCAGCTTCGATGCTTGTTGTAATGCTATCTAATTTAAATTTCTTTAAGATCTCTTCAATATCACCAATATCTTTATCATCACCATTAGTGATTACAAACTCATCGATACCATACTGTTCATGAAATTTTAGAACAGGATCGAAAACACAAAGGAGTGAATTATCATGCTTCTTACCAGAAAGTCTATACTCTAAAATAATTAC